CGCAGGTGTTAAAAAATATCAACAGGATGTTAAATTTGCCAGTCAGTATCCCAACATGCAGTTTGTTGTAGCACAGACCGGCAGCTTGACCATGGAGGATAGGCAAGTAGGTAGTTTTGACGTTCCCATGGTTCGCAGACTCGTGGGTTATGCCGATCAAGCCCAAGTAAAATTAAAAGAACATAACGCAGATTATTTGACTGCTGAACAGATCCAATTACGCAAACAAGCAGGAGTACATGCCTGTAACATTGCCCCTCAGTTGGGAGTAATTCAAACGAAAACTATAATCAATCTTGCAAGGCAGTACGATATAGATTCTGGTATGTTTGAAAACGCAGTATTGACCAGCGGCAAGTGGTATAAATGGATGGTTGACCCCGATGATCCCGATATTGCATTAAAGGTTGCAGTGGCCGGACATTACTGCTATAATACTGATGCTTATCGACAGCTAGAGGATCGATTAACTTTTCACTGCGATGTTGAAGCAGAAATTAAAAAGGCTATCACAGCCTGCTTAGATTTATACTACGAGAATATATATGATAGTTTGGTTTAATTGTAAAATCAGTGACATTCGTCCTAACCCACAGCCCCGATATCATCTCAGAGATGATAACAGGTTTGATATTGCAAGATATAGCTTTGCCAGTTTTGTTCCCCTGTTACCGATAGTAAGTAAATTTATTTTTAACTTAGAAATGGCCGATGGTCACGCACATCAACAACAGGAAATGGAAGACTGGCTTAAAGGATTATTTCCCGAGGATAAATTAAGTCTGCATTGGTATCGATGCAACAATATTATGCAATGGAAAGAAATTCAAAAAGAAATAAAATCCATAGACGATCCTTTAATTTTTCCTGCGGGCAATGAAGATCACATCTTCATGGATTCAAATATACTACTAATGGCAGAAGCAAACAAACGTCTTACTAGTATAGACGAAATGTCTGCTACATTTATGACCAGCCATTATCCTGAAAGCATCAGAGCCGCTTATCATTTTGGCGGAGAATTAATGACTGATAATTTAGCAAGGTATAATGTAGGAAACAATGACGCACTTCGTGTTATGAAAAAAGATTTTTTTGATTGGTATATAGATCAAATCAAAAATTCTGAAATGTTTTTATTTCGCAGTGAGCATTGGAACAGCGTTGTATTACCAAAAAATCTATTATACGTTCCAACTAAAGAACAGTTTAGACATTTTGATGGATACGGACACGTTGGTATTGGTCCGGACTACGCACCGCCCTTGGAAATTCCCCCGGGATTCTTTGAAAAAAATATCACAATCAAATATGGATTCAGCGAACATGATCCCGACTGTGTAAACATCAATCCGTGCGCAGAAACTTTATATGCTGCCGACGGCAAAGGCACTGACTATAAATGGCTGTTGACGGACATTCCAGAATTTTGGAATCCCTACATTAAAGAAATAATAAAAGCGGCTGACACAGATCAACCTGCAATGCAAGAAGCAAGAGATCGAAATCTTTTATTGCTGTCACGATTACACTTTGATTGGCCGCACATGGGTGTGAAATTTGGAGATACTAACTATCCCCCAGTTGAATGGCTGAATCCACACATGCAGACACTTGAATTTACCAATTAAAGACAGTATAATTTATTATTAGGAGAAACAAATGAGCGACTATAACCGCAGTTTTAATGGCGATGCCAAAATTAAACTTACACAACTTATCAACGAAGGAATGACTGTGCTTCAAGAAATTGAAGATTTGAATTCTGGACTCAATGATACAGTAAAAGCTATTGCTGAAGAACTTGAAATCAAACCAGGAACCTTAAAGAAAGCAATTAAGATTGCTCACAAAGCTAAACTGGGCGAAACTAATCGAGACCACGACGAGTTAAACACTATTCTTGAAACTGTTGGCAAAACGCTATAATGAATAATATCCTAGCAGGCATCTTTACGTGGATTAAAAATGATCTTAAGTCTCATCCCTTCAGGTTCGCTGTGGAGTTGCTTGCTTGGGCCATTTCAATTGGTTGTTCAATTACTATGGCTGTTACAGTGCCAACACCACCATTACTTACACTTTATCCAATATGGATTGCAGGGTGTGCAATGTATGCTTGGGCGGCATGGACCCGTAAGAGCTTTGGTATGTTAGCAAACTACCTCTTGCTGGTCACTATCGACAGCGTCGGTCTCGTTCGCATGCTGTTCGCGTAATTCTCGTCTGAACTCAAGAATATCTTTTGAACAAGTAAATTCCCTGCCTAATAATTTACTCAACGAATTCAAGAATTTATTGTTTAGAATGGCAGGATCTACTTCTTGAACACTTTTACTCCAAGTTATGCTCAGCAGATCTGGTTCTGGTTTTCTAGACTGCACTGTGGGCCTATCACTATCACTGGCCAATGAGTTGACTACCGGATGTTTAGACTTTCTGTTACTAGTTAAGAACAAAGCCATTTTACTAATGCCGTCTGCGGCCTTGTAGTAGTCTTCTTTGAGATATTTTGCACAGAAATCAAAAAATACCCGGCTATGTCTAGATTCATCTGCCGCTAATAATAATAGAATTTTCTTAAACACAGGCTCTGTAACATCTTTGGCGGCATTAACATAAAAGCTCATAACTGCCAGTTCTTCGCAGTGATGTAGGAAAATGATAGAATATCTATTCTGTGCGGGTTGGAAAGTAAAGTTTATGTCCTGTACTTGTTTTTTAGTAGGCACAAGATCTGGTCTAAATCTTTGAAGATACTCATACTGTGTTAAAAAGTGTTTTTGTTCTTCAAACAACCAAACACCCAAAAAACTATAAAAATCTGGATCATCTTGGAAATCACGCATGAAAGCATAGGTACCTGGAGCAGTGCTAAATTCGCTCAAACAGTTATTACGCATCCAACGTGCTTGGATATCGGTAATGGAACCATCAAATTGGTCCCATGGAATTTCATGGCTATGCCAGCGATTGGCTTCAAGGAATTTATAAACTTCTAGTGAAATCATTGACTTTTACTTTTTTATGTTTTACAATACTCTACTAATAAGTATTTAGTGGCTAACAAGTTATTTATTTTAAAAGGATTTGAAAATTAGTTATATTGACGCATTATACGACAAGCAGAAAGATCGAATCCACGTAGTTGAGAGGATCAACGGCCAAAGAGAGTACCGCGAATATCCGGTTAACTACACTTTTTACTACGACGATCCCAGAGGTAAGCACAGAACCATATATGGTACACCTGTGACTAAGTTCTCTACTAGAAGCTTCAAAGAGTTCCACAAAGAACTTAAAATTCAAAACGGCAAAAAACTATGGGAAAGCGATTTCAAACCAGTGTTTCGCTGTCTCGAGGAAAACTACTTGGGTGCAGAACCTCCCAAACTACACACAGCATTTTTCGACATCGAAGCAAACTTTGACCCGCAGAGAGGATTTGCACCTACTACAGATCCTTTCAATAATATCACTGCTATATCTATTTACTTGGATTGGCTGGACAAACTTGTAACATTAGTCATGCCACCTAATTCGATGAGTTGGGAAACTGCTGAAGAAATTAGTAAGAAGTTTGAAGACTGCTATCTATTCGAACGCGAAGAAGATATGCTAGACACATTCTTAAACTTGATTGACGATGCAGACATTGTTACAGGTTGGAACAGTGAAGGCTACGATATTCCTTATACTATAGGTCGTATTACTCGTGTGTTGAGCAAAGACGATACACGTAGACTATGCTTATGGGGTCAGATACCCAAACAACGTGAATTCGAAAGATTCGGAGCCACAAACACTACTTTTGATTTAATCGGTCGTGTGCATATGGACTATATGCAGTTGTATCGAAAGTATACTTACGAAGAACGCCATAGCTATAGCTTAGACGCTATCGGCGAATATGAACTTGATGAACGCAAAACGCCCTATGAAGGCACATTGGATCAGTTATATAACAAAGACTTTGAAAAGTTTATAGTGTATAACCGACAGGATACTCGCTTGATAGCGAAACTGGATAAGAAACTACGTTTCTTAGATTTGGCGAATACCATTGCTCACGATAACACGGTGTTATTGCAGACAACAATGGGCGCCGTTGCAACCACAGAGCAGGCAATTATCAATGAAGCACACAGTCAAGGATTGGTCGTACCTAACAGAAAAGCAAGAGTCGAGCCCACAGACGACGATGGACCCAATGAAACGCAGGCCGCGGGTGCCTACGTTGCTCATCCCAAAAAAGGCATGCACGACTACATCGGAGCCATCGACATCAACTCGCTCTATCCCTCGGCTATTCGAGCCCTTAACATGGGACCAGAAACAATCGTTGGACAATTAAGACCAATAATGACCGATAGACTGATCTCAGAACGTATGGCATCAGGAATGAGTTTTGCGGCAGCTTGGGAAGGTTTGTTTGGTAGTTTAGAATATGAAGCTGTCATGGCCGGAGAGCCTGGCACAGAAATTACCATCGACTGGGAAGCGGACGGAAGCAGTGATGTCTGTAGTGCCGCAGATGTCTGGCGTATCGTATTTGACAGCAACAAACCGTGGACTATTAGTGCTAACGGTACTATCTTTACCTATGAACGCAAAGGTATAATTCCAGGCTTGCTGGAACGCTGGTATGCAGAACGTAAGGAAATGCAGGCCCGGCTCAAGGAAGCTACTACCAAAGAAGATCAGGAATATTGGGACAAGCGACAGTTAGTTAAGAAAATTAATTTGAACAGTTTGTATGGTGCTATTCTTAATCCGGGCTGTAGATTCTTTGACCACAGAATTGGTCAGAGTACTACACTAACAGGCCGAACTATTGCCAAACACATGGACAGTTTTGTCAATGAATGTATCTTTGGCAAATACGATCACATTGGTGATGCTGTTATCTACGGTGACACTGACTCGGTGTATTTCAGTGCGTGGCCCGCTGTTAAATCAGACGTCGAAGCAGGCCGAATGGAATGGAACAAGGATATCTGTGTTCAACTCTATGACAGTATTGCAGATCAAGTTAATGAAAGTTTTCCTGCGTTCATGGAACGTGCTTGCCATTGTCCTAGAACCAACGGAGCTATTATTAAAGGGGGCCGAGAACTAGTGGCCAGTAAAGGTCTTTTTATTAAGAAAAAACGTTACGCTGTACTAATCTATGACAAAGAAGGCAAACGGTTGGATGTGGCTGGCAAACCTGGCAAAGTCAAGGCCATGGGCTTAGATCTGAAGAGGTCCGACACTCCTAAAGTTGTTCAGGATTTCTTAAGTGGTATTCTTAACGATGTACTAACAGGCACAGGTCGTGACGAAATCATCGAGAAGATCAAAGAGTTTAAGATTGCCTTTCAACAAAGGCCTGCGTGGGAAAAAGGTACGCCCAAACGTGTGAACAATTTAACCAAGTACACCGCAGAAGAAGAACGATTAGGCAAAGCTAATATGCCTGGACACGTTCGTGCGGCAATGAACTGGAACAAACTAAGAAAAATGCATGGCGACAACTATAGTATGCAGATCGTAGACGGTATGAAAACCATTGTCTGTAAGCTCAAAGATAATCCGTTAGGTTATACTAGTGTGGGTTATCCTACAGACGAAACACATATTCCTCGTTGGTTTAAAGAACTGCCATTTGATCAAGATAGTATGGAAACTGGTATTGTGGATCAAAAGGTAGAAAATCTATTAGGTGTATTAGCGTGGAATATCGCAGAAAACACAAACATTAATACAACTTTCGATAGTTTTTTCAGCTTTGAATAAAAAAATTATAACACTGGTAAACAAAAGCCATAAGGATTACCAACAGAGTAACCTTATCAGCGACAAAGAAATTCCCTTAGAATTTAAAGGAGTATGGCTTCGTCGCGGAGGTACATTCAACAAAGATTTAAATTTACAAGGACAATATTGTTATCATCCTTTTAATACAATTACCATAGATGGCAACGGCGATGTGTTTCCTTGTATCTGCCAAGCGTGGTTACCTATAAGTTTAGGTAAGATCTGGGAATTCGACTCACTGGACGATATTGTGAAAACTGCCAAGGCAAGAGAAATTCAACGTACAATATTGGACGGCAGTTATAGATACTGTGATAACAATATATGCGGTATTATTGCCGCAGGAGATCTCAGTGGCAGAATTGATCACAAACCTGATACTATAAATTGGATAAATTTTGCTATAGATAGTAGTTGTAACTTAACCTGTCCTAGTTGCAGAAAAGATTTCATTTTTATCAGTGAAGGACCACTGTTTGAGCAAAGAATGTCTATGGTCGATCATATCGTAAAGTTAATTGAAAATCATGATCATTTCTTAAAATTTAGTGTCAGTGGTGACGGCGATCCTTTTGCTAGTTTAATTTACAGAGAATTGCTTAGTAAGTTAAACGTTGCTGACAAAGATGTTGAAATAGAAATTATTACCAACGGAGTCTTAGCCAAAGCTCATTGGTTTAAGATGAAAGGTATTCATAGTAAGGTAGTTAGATTTAAAATTAGTTTTGATGCGGCCACAGAAGATACTTACAACATTGTGAGACGCGGAGGAGAGTGGAATAAGTTATTGGCCAGTGCAGAGTACATGGCCAAGTGGAAAGCAAAATACTACAGTAATATGGCGTTAACTGGAAATTTTGTTGTACAGACTTCAAACTACAAAGAAATGCCAGCTTACGTAGAACTCTTAGACAGTTTGGGATTTGACGAAATTTTATTTCAGGCAATACATGACTGGGGAACATTTAACGATTATCCTAGTCATGCAGTTTGGCGAAAAGACCATCCAAATTATTTAGATTTTTTAAACTACTTGAATCATCCTAGTCTAAATAACAAGAAGGTAAACCTAACAAATTTAAGTGATATAAAAAATGCGACTCAGTGATTTAGTTAAACTAAAAAATAATCTATTAGCCATAGATACAGATGCTGTTCGGTCGCAAGCCGAAACATTGGACGGCCATCTTAGCCAGCTATACAACATAGATCTACATTTAATTTACAAAGATCAAATTGCCAACAAGATCAAAAACTGCGATCTAATAGAACACACCATAATCGATACTGAAAATAAAATTAAAGAATTGCTGATTCAGATTGATCAAGAAATCAATGACATCACCAAAGACTATCTAGCTAGAGGTTATATTATAAATGGTTTTTATGGCTCCAATTCCACTGATGTGCCCACAGAACGAACTGCCAGACAGTTGCCTATTAACAATGAAACCCGCAGTGAAATCGTTGTACGACTTCGCAGTTACACAGATTGGCACTATCCTGTGTTAGAAATAGGTCCCGGTGACGGTGTATGGACAGAACACTTAGTGGCGGGAGATCCGCTTTACTTACTAGATAGACATCAGGAATTTTTAGACGCAACTTTGGATAAGTTTAATGGAGTTTACAGAAATAGGATAAGGCCCTACCTCACAGGACTACACGCACGTAGACCCGAAGAAGATATGACTATGCTTCCAGCAAATCAATTTGGATTTATATTTTCTTGGAACGTTTTTAATTATTTGCCGTTAAAAGAAACTACGGCCATGCTACAAGGATCAATGCGCTGTCTTCGACCTGGAGGGGTTATGATGTTTAGTTACAATAACTGCGATGTAGTGCAGTGTGCAGAATATGTGGAACAGGGTTTTAGAAGTTGGATGCCAAGCAAACTCTTAGAAAAAACTGTGCAAGATCTAGGATTCGAAATCATTGTTAATCGTAGCCTAGAAGAAACGGTGCACTGGATAGAAATTCGAAAGCCCGGAGCACTTACCACTACCAAACATCATCAGGTTTTAGGCAAAATACTTAATGTCGGCACTTGATTTTTCTAAATATATCATATACAATCAACAATCACTGGAGAACTTATGAAAGACTACTTACAAGATATCGTACAACACACACATGGCCTGGGCGTCATCGACCTTGCTAAAATTAAATGTGGAGATGAAGTAACAGAACTAGAAGCATTGGATACTGTCAATCGACTGGTTATTGTCAAAGCCAAATTCCACAATCCTATTGCGGAATTCAAAGGACGTTTTGGTATGCCTAATTTAGGCAAACTAAACACTATCCTGAATATTCCCGAGTATAAGGAAGATGCTAACATCACTGTCAGTGTCAAAGATGATGGACAGGGCAACACCGAGTTGGATGGTATCCGATTTGAAAACAAGAACGGTGACTTCCAAAACGTTTATCGTTTAATGAAGGCCAGTATTGTTGACGCACAGATGCCCGACAGTAGGCAAGTTAAAGAGCCGACTTGGCATGCAACATTTACGCCCAGTAATGCCAGCATTCAAAAATTAAAATTCCAAGCTAGTGCTAACAGCGAAGAAACTAGCTTTGTGGCCAAAACAGACGGTGACAAATTAAAATTCTTCTTTGGTGATCACAGTAGTCACGCAGGTGATTTTGTGTTCCAAACAGGCGTAACTGGTAAAGTACAAAAGGGCTGGAAGTGGCCTGTTAGCGTGGTTATCAGTATCTTGAATTTGCCTGGCAACAAGACTTATAGGATCTGCGATGACGGACTTACAGAAATTATTGTCGACAGCGGATTGGCTGAATATATTTACAAAATTCCTGCGCTGACCAAGTAATGGCTACCATAGACGATTTAACCAGCAAACAACAAGACTACGCTGTATTCTTACCTGCACTCAGTGGCTTCTATGGCACTTATGTGGGTAAACAAAGGCACGACCCCAACTATGTTGATGCACAGCGCATGCCTGCTAAATTTGAAAATGGCATGGAGGGTCTTAATTGGTTGAACCCACAACAGGCTTACTTTCCTTATAAATGGGCATTGTATTCTGCAGGACATGCAAACTTGGATGTAAACAAGTTCGATGCCAAAGAAGACATGGTTCGTAATCGAGACCCTAACAGTTTTGTGTTAGGTGACTCAGGCGGATTCCAAATTGGTAAAGGTGTATGGGAAGGCGACTGGAAAGATCCTCGCTGTCCACGAGCACAGAAGAAGCGTGAACAAGTGCTGGCATGGATGGATGCTTACATGGATCGCGGAATGATTCTTGATATTCCTGCATGGGTAGCTCGTAGTCCTGCGGGACAAAAGGCCACTGGTATCAGCACATATCAAGAAGCTGTGGATGCTACTTACATTAACAATGATTACTTTATGCAACACAGAACAGGACGCTGTAAGTTCTTAAATGTGTTACAGGGTGAAAATCACACCGAAGCCGACGACTGGTATGAACGCATGAAGAAATTCTGCGATCCTAAACAGTACAGTCAGCCTTTTAACGGATGGGCTATGGGCGGACAGAACATGTGTGACGTTCACTTATTGTTGCGTAGACTAGTAGCATTGCGTTTTGATGGACTGTTAGAGCCAGGCTTACACGATTGGATGCACTTCTTGGGCACCAGTAAATTAGAGTGGGCTACACTACTCACAGACGTTCAACGTGCTGTACGTAAATACCACAATGAAAACTTTACTATTAGTTTTGACTGTGCGAGTCCATTTCTTGCCACTGCCAACGGACAGATTTATTATGATGTGGTAACGCCGGATCGTAGCAAGTGGAGCTATCAAATGCAACCTAGCGTGGATAACAAGAAGTACGCAGGTGACACACGCACTTTCCGGGACGCAGTATTACAAGATAATATTTTCAATACATTCTTAGAAAGTCCTATCAGCGAGCGACTATTGATCAATGATGTCTGTTATTACAAGCCCGGCGACTTAAACAAGATCGGCAAAGAAGGTAAAACATCATGGGATAGTTTCAGCTATACTCTGCAAATGGGTCATAATGTATGGACTCATATTCATGCTGTACAAGAAGCAAATCGTCAGTATGACGCAGGACTGTATCCTGAGATGTTGGTTTCTAGTTCCAGTGACAAAAAGAATTTTAGACAATACGATCGTAACTTCTTTAGGGATATCATTAATGATATCTTTGCTACCAGCGACAGAGGTCGAGCTGAAGAATTGGTTGCACACTATGATAGATATTGGATGAGCATTGTTGGTACTAGGGGTGCAGTTGGCAAAAAGACTGTAAACAGCAGTACTAAAATCAATGAGTTCTTTAGTTTCAATGAATCTGAAATTTATCATAGAGACGACAGTGGCTTGGATGATACTGCATTAGATGCATTAGAAGAACAAACATAAAGGATATAACTATGGATATGGATCAATCAGCTGTTTGGTTAGCCGGCAGCATCTTAACAATGTTGGGATTAATTGTAGTAGTATCGGGAATCGTTATTATCAATAACATTCTTCACAAGTACTGGAAACCTGTAAGAATTTTTACCGATGATAGTTTTGCGCCATTTAGTAATCATAACACTAATGCAAGGTTTATGACGCAAGAAGAATATGCTAAAATTACTCCTGTCATGGGCGAAGAGCTCAAGGAAAGCGATAGTAAGAACGTAGACCTAAGTAAAAATAGATGAAAAGTTTAGTTATTGGTATGAATATAGGACAGCTATACAAGTCTGTTCTTTTATCCATGGGTCACGAAGTAGTTACTGTAGATCTCGATCCTGACAAAAATGCAGATTATCAAGACTGTGTTGCGGCCTATATGGATCACGAATATTTTGACACGGTGCATGTCTGTACTCCTAACTACACACATTTAAACATTGCAAAAAATTGTGCTAACTACGGAGCCAAGATCATATTCATTGACAAACCTGGAGTTGAAAACAGTGAACTATGGCACTTAATGGTATCAACTCATCCTGAAACTAGATTCATGATGGTTAAAAATAATCAGTACAGAGCAGATATTAAAAATTTCAAAAGACTGGCAGAATCCAGCGATACAGTCTATATTCGTTGGAACAATGCCAATCGAATTCCCAGTCCGGGTAGTTGGTTTACTACTAAGAACCTTAGTTTTGGTGGTGTTAGTAGAGATCTAATGCCCCACATGCTAAGTTATTATTGTGCGTTGACAGACTATCAGCAAGGCACTAAACTAAAGGCTGTTGCCCGTCAACATTACAATTTAGAAGATATTACCAGCACAGACTATGGCACAGTCAACGCTAATGGAACATATGACGTAGACGACTTTTGTCATTTAGAATTCCAAAACGGCGATACTAAATGGGTGTTAACTGCAAACTGGAAAACTAATTTGAATCACGACGACAGCAGTATTTCCTTTAGTATGGGAAATTCTGCTATGAGGCATGAACTAGGACTTTGTCCCGAATCGGCATATCGCACAATGATAGAAACTGCCATTGCAAATATCGCCAACGATAAATTTTATCGGGATCAAGTCAGCCAAGATATTTGGATTCATCAGCAAATAGAAAATCTATGACCAGACACTTAGTAACAAAAGGCAACGGCAGATTTGTCGAAACTACATACACGCCACCGCCACTGTCCAACACAGACATTCGTGTGCAGAGTGTAATGACTGGAGTTTGTCGCAGTGACATAGATATGATGATGGGAGGGTTTGGGCCTTTGCCCGAACACATGCATGGACACGAGGGACTTGGTCAAGTTATTGCAGTAGGCGATGCTGTTAAAAATGTTGCAGTAGGTGACTATGTTGCTACTCGGGGCGAACCTGCTTATGCAGATCAATACAATGTTAGAGAAAAAGAATACGTAGTCGTGCCCAGCGCCGAACCTAAATACATAATAGAACCAGTGGCCTGCGGTATTAACATTGTAAATCAATGCCTGCGCGAAATTGCAGAACGTGCAGGTCCTGGGCGTAGACTGTTATTGCTGGGCAGTGGATTTCTTGCTTGGGTAGCTTATAATACAATCAAACTTAATCATTTGTATTTTGATATTACCGTGACCGGTCACAGTAATAAAGATCTATGGGGCGATACATTAACACAACAATACGATGGTCGGTTTGACGTTGTTATAGACCTAAGCTCATACAACGATGTCTTTAGTAGGGACCTGCTTAATAACGAAGCACTGGTTGTTATGGGTGTCGAAAAACGAGTAGATACTAACTTTGCCAATTTACTTTGGCGAGCCTGCACAATTATGTTTCCTAGTCCCAGAACCAAAGGCTTTCATCGATGTATGCAAGATGCCGTTTACTGGATTGAAAACGGCGACTTAGATGTTGACAGATTCTGGACACATGGCTATAATAGAGACACTGAATGGCAAAATGCATTCAGCGATGCAACCAACCGCCCCGAATTTTACAGCAGGGGCTACATTTATTGGACCGGCAATGGCAATTGATACAGGAGGTCGTCAACAAGTAGATTACTTTGTTGGCACTGAAGTAGAGCATACTGCAATGAAGGGCGAACAAACGCTGTTTGTTGTAGGTATTAAACCAGTAGAAGAAATACTGGCACTGGCAGAAAAACACAATCTCAGACACATATATTTTGGAACTAGTCAGAGTTTTCATCCACACAGTCCTTACGACTGGAATGACTGGGACTCTATGATTAAACCATTATTGATCAAAGATTATTGGGTTACGTTAGACTTTGATGTACAGTACGGCAAAGACTTACATGAACAAAGTTGGTGTGAATATAAAACTTTTATTCCAATGATCAGTGTTAAAATTCCCTATCTACGTCTTTATAACTATCATGCCACAGTTAAAATTGACGACAACACTTGGGGAGATACTAACACTGGTGTTTGGTGCCATCCATTAAACGAACTGATGCGCAGAGACGTTTATACGGATTGGAAAGACTATGTAGGAGACACACCAGTGTTTCCAGGAAGCAAGGACGATGGAACAGCATGAACAAGCAATGTCAGAACAAAGACAAAGAATTAAACACGGTGCCCAACGAAAAATCTGGGTTACCTTCCAAAAAGAAGGAATCCATTGTTACCCAGCCGCCGCCACAGCGCCCGAACTTGCGACGGGCGATGAGTATGATGTTAGTTTCCTTGGCAGTCCTCACCGTCATATCTTCCACTTCCGGGTGTGGATTGATGTTGTACACAATGACCGCGACATCGAATTCATCCAGTTCAAGCGATGGCTCGAAAACCTCTACAAAGAAGGAACAGTCCAACTTGATTACAAATCCTGCGAAATGATGGCAGATGATCTCTATGACCAGATCGCTGAACGCTATCCAGATCGCGCAGTATGGATTGAAGTCAGTGAAGACGGCGAAAACGGCGCACTAATCAAATACGAAACTACCAGGCCTAACCTTAGCATTAAAATTTAATATGGAAGCAGAACAAAAAATGTATAGAGAAAAAGATCAAGCAGACTTTGACTTAGAACGCTTTATTGACATGTTCGATGAAGCACTGACCAGCAGTGATGAACGTGTGGTCAATGCACTACGCAGTCTGATGATGATGACTATTCTTACAAAAAGCGAAACAGCAAGGAGCGTAATAGAAGACAGAAATGTAGGCCCTTTGCGTAGACTACTCGAAGATATGCGGCATATCAATCAACGCTTGGGCAAAGTAGAAGAAGAACAACGCTACATCACTAGAGGGTATGCTCAGACAGAGACAGCAGGAAAAGAAGCGTTCTACAAGGAATCTTATGGCCGTACAATGGCCGCAATGACACAAACAATGCAAGGACTAGGTGTTAAAACTCACGAAGAGTCAATGAAAAATATTGCAAGGCAAATTAACAGTGGTAGCTTACTACCCAAAGTCAAAAAAGAAGGAGAATAAAAATGGCACAACCTAAATACATTGAAAAATATCTGCGTATGAAGCCTGAAGTTAATAAAATCTTTGATGATTTAGAGCAGTACAAAGACTACTGTCGTTTTAATATGCTACGTTTTGACGAACGCGATCTTTATCGTAGTGAACAATATCGAAAATTTGAAAAGCATCGTAACTGGCAACTACGTCAACTGGAATATAGAGCGCATGGCTAATATCTGGCTAGTTGACCTAGAAGCTGTTGAAACAAGGTACACTGGCCAGTGGAAAAGCCATGTACCTGAACTCTTAGAAAAGGCAGGACATAATGTACTCATTATTAGTGGCCCTGGAGACATACCTAGTGCGACCACTCCAGGCGCTTTTCTCAACTTTGGCGGCACAAATATCTACAAGGCTAGCCAAGTGGAGCAAATGGGTCGCTTATTTTGCTCCGGAGCAGTTAAGCCTGGTGATCATTTTTTGTTTACTGATGCTTGGCATCCTGGTATCATAAACTTAAAGTACATGAGCGAATTATTGGATATTCCGGTAGTCACACATGGACTTTGGCATGCAGGTAGCTATGACTGTCATGACTTTTTAGGCCGATTAATTGGCCCGGAAAGATGGGTACGTCATGCTGAAAAAAGTTTTTTTTATTGCTTTGATCATAATTACTTTGCCACTGAATTCCATGTTAAACTATTTTTTGATGAATTGCTTCATGACGGAGTTATCTCGGAAAATCCTTGGTATGACGAAGAATGGCAGGATCGTTATACTGACAACAATGGCAAAATTGTTCGCAGTGGCTGGCCCATGGAATATATGCCGTATATTCTTAGTCCATTCAAGGGCATGCCTAAACGTGATCTAATTGTGTTTCCCCATCGCATTGCTCCAGAAAAGCAAGTAGAGATCTTTAGGGACTTAGCAGAACAACTGCCTGAGTATGAATTTGTAGTCTGCCAAGATCAGCAGTTAACTAAAACAGAATATCATAACTTACTAGGCGAAGCAAAGATTGTGTTTAGTGCGAGTCTACAAGAAACACTGGGTATAGGCTGTTACGAAGGTGCTATCTTAGATGCTGTTCCAATGGTGCCGGATAGACTTAGTTATACAGAAATGTATCACGAAGGAGTTAAATATCCCAGTGAATGGACCCAAGATTGGCCCAGTTATCTAATTCACAGACAAGCCCTGTGCCGTCATATTACAGCAACAATGACACACTATGAAAAACGTTTGCCACAGTTACAAAAATTAACACAAGATTTAACTGATAATTTTTTTAGTGCCAATGAACTCATTAAACGCTTTCGATAAAATTCAGCATTTTGAGCAGGAGCTCGCAGACTTTACTGGTGCTCCTTATGCAATCATGACCGATTGCTGTACTCATGCAATTGAAATGTGCTTGAGATACGATGAAATTACAGATTGTACATTTACCCCGTATACTTACATCAGTATTCCCATGACCATGCACAAACTGGGTATTAATTACAATTATTTTCCCGACCATTTACCGCACAGACAACAGTGGATAGGAGAATACAAGTTTGAAGGAACACGCATTTGGGACAGTGCCCGACGTCTAGAAAAAGATATGTACAAGCCAGGTATGATGCAGTGCCTAAGTTTTGGTCACGACAAGCCACTACATATCGGTCGCGGCGGCGCTATTCTATTAGATGATCGACAGGCCTATGAGTCTATTGTACGTATGCGTTATGACGGCAGAGACTTAAATACTAGACCGTGGACTGAACAAAAAGTTTTTTATGTGGGTTACCATTACAAACCTAGACCCGAAGAAGCTGAATGGGGTATTGCTTTATTAGAAGGCATCAGGGAAAATAAACCTGCTCCAAAATTTGTTGAATATGCAGATCTGCGACAATTCACTATCGTAGAATGAAAAATGTTTACTTGTTTCAACCGCAATACTCAGTTGAATATCGAAAAGAAAAAACCTACTGGATTCCGTATAGCGCAGGCTGTATATGGAGTTATGTAAACCAGTTTGATGATATTCGTCAACAGTTTGAGCTTAAAGAAATTATCTTTAAGCGGGAAGATCCTGACGGTGTAGTAGACCGTATGGTCAATCCTGCTGTGTGCGGATTCAGCTGTTATGTTTGGAATATCAAGTACTGCCTTATTCTAGCTGAAAAGATCAAGCAACGCTGGCCTGATTGTGTAATACAGTTTGGGGGACCACAGACCAGTGGAGCAATGTCTAAACATCAATTCATTGACAGTATTATTCTCGGTGAAGGTGAAGAACAGTTTTTAGATACACTGCGAGTTGTGTCACAGGGCCAACAGCCTGAACTTTTTTATAGTAAACAAAGACTACAAAACTTGGATATTCCTAGTCCTTATACCACAGGTGTGTTTGATAAAATGATGTCGGAACATCCTCATGTAGTTTGGAACATGACCTTTGAAACTAACAGAGGTTGTCCTTATCAGTGTACATTCTGCGACTGGGGCAGTCTTACTTACAATAAAGTTCGTAAATTTGATGTTGAAAAAGTTCAGGCAGATATGGAATGGGCCGCTACTAAGAACATAGGTTATCTTACCTGCGCTGATGCTAACTTTGGCATGTACAAAGAACGAGACCTGGAAATCGCAAAGATTATCAAAGAAGTAGCAGATCGCAGTACCATAGACAGCGTAAACTTAATTTATGCGAAGAATAGCACAGAAATCGTATTTGAAATTGCACGTTTAATGGGCAAGTATAGCAAAGGTGTAACTGTGGCGGTGCAGAGTATGCACAAGCCCACACTTAAAGCCATTAAACGTGTGAATATGAAAAGCAATGACATAGCTCATATGTTGAGTTTGGGTGAGCAATATGGGGGCGTGACCACGCACACAGACATTATTCTCGGCTTGCCCTTAGAAACTTTAGAATCGTGGAAACAGGGATTCAGTGAAATACTAGAACTAGGGCAACACGATGGCATAGAAATGGTATTTAGTATTTTGCTGGAAAACAGCGAAATGAATGCCCCGGACTATCGCAGGCAATATGGTATCAAATCAATCGAAGCTCAAGACTATATGCCTTTCTTTAACGAAGACGACTGGCGCGAAGTAGAAGAAACATTTGACATTGTCAATGAAACCAGCACTATGTCGACCAAAGATATAATCGAAGGTTATTTATACGGGTGGATGATTATACATTTTCACAACAGTGGCTATAGTCAATTGATTGCCAAATATCTAAGACATGTACATGGCATCGAATATCGTAGGTATTATGATAGACTGTTTGAACAGATTAAGTCAACAGAATTTTTAAAAGACCATTACAATTACCTAAATAGTGTAGTAGAAACTTATTTGACTACAGGAATTTTAAAGGACTTAGACAATCACAGCAAAGGCGCACATGGATTACACGGATTTAGTTACAAATTTTTCTTCGATAACCAAAAACAAATATTTGCATTGGCTCGACAAGTAGCAGAATCATTTGCAGAATTAGATCGTGGTATTTGGGAATTACAGTCCAATTTTATTGTTGATCCCAAGAGCACTTATCCGGTAACAGTACACAGTGATATCAATATTAATACTTGGACTAAACAGCCTGTGACCTACGAAGTTAACTCCAAAATTCAAATTAACAACACGTTTGATTTTTATCAATACCGTAAACAAGGATTGGTAAGAAACAAATTGACTTTAACTTAATACTAGCATATAATACCACTATGACAGATAAAAAACAAACAGCCTTAGACGCAATGGCCGGTGACGGCGGATACAAAGAAGCCTATCTAGGTGACCATATTCGATTTAAAATGCGACGTGAAGGCAAACGCTTTTGGGCCGGTGACAATATCAGTGAATATATCAGGGACGAAGAAGCCAAAGAGATTCTCATCAATGAAGCCACTGAAGCATTTGAACTAGTTCTTGATCGTTTACTAATCGATAGAGAAAACGATCCTAACAGCAAAGGCACAGCTAGACGCCTCGCTAAAATGTATTTTAACGAAATAATGGCAGGAAGATATGAACCAGCACCGGACGCAACATGTTTCCCCAATGATTCAGCAGACCGCTACGAAGGTATGTTGGTGGTACGCAGTGAGTTGCGCAGTATGTGCAGTCACCATCATCAGCCCGTTAGTGGTGTCGCTTACATTGGCATCATCGCCGCAGAAAAACTTATTGGTCTTAGCAAGTACACTCGTATTGCTCAGTGGTGTGCTCGTCGTGGTACCTTACAAGAAGAACTAGCCAATGACATTGCTAGAGAAATTGAAAAGGCCACAGGCGCTCGAAACTTAGGCGTTTATATTCAAGCCACACACGGTTGCTGTGAGAATCGCGGTATTATGGCACATAGTAGTCTAACGCAGACCACTGTGCTTAAAGGTTCGTTCAAAGAAGATCCGGGTGCAAAGAAAGAATTCTTTGATAATATTAAACTGCAACAGGAATTTGCACCCAGGTAATGGAAAAGATCGAAGTTTGGTTACTGTTGGCCAGGGAGCGATATCCACTGAAATCCGACAGCGAACTTCGAGCTTTGAGTAGAATAGCCGCCAGTCATTGGTTTGATGATTCTGATTCAGAACTAGCAGAGTTGTTTGATCAATATGTAATGATGGTTAAGCTCTATAATTGCAGTGGCGCTTTAGATGTGAGGGATCGATGAACATAAAAAATTTAACCAACGAAATTATAGATCGTGCAAAAAATACTAGAGAATATCTAGTTGTTACTACTATACCCGACGGATTTGAATTCATGGGTGTTGTGCCTTTCGATCTTACAATCAAAAATAATAACATCACAGCCAAAGTATTGGCTGCAAGCCAATCGGAAGCTGAATCAAAGTTCATAGATTGGTTAGACAACTGTACATTGGGAAAGTAAATGTCCTCAGAAAAAGACCACGACAAACTTATTGAAGTTTTAAAATTCACGCCGCGTACCTACAAGATTCAAATGTGGGGGTATGGTGGTGAGTATATCATGGGCACAGTGGATCGTAAAATCTACG